ACCAGGAGCAGCATTTGACGGCTGCGGGGTGGCGGCTACCCACTCGGAACGCGCGGCCGCGACGGGCGGTTGGGCGTCGGAAGGCTGTTGATTCAGTTCGCGTATCAGGCGATTCGCCTCGTCGACCTGCTTTCTTGCCGCGGGCGGCAGGAGGCTCGGCTGTGACGGTGCGTGAGCTGCTGGTGCGTTCATGGTTTGGAGTCCTGGTTAATGCGTTTGAGCTGCTTTTGAAGAGCGCGACACTCTCCACGGAGTGCCTCATCCGGGTAATCGCTAAGCAGCAAAGCGGTCACACGTTCATTGAATTCGGTCTCTAGCGTCTGCACATAATGACGCCAGCTGACAAGGTCTTTGAGTTGGCGGATGTGTACCGCCGCCTCTTCTCGGGAATAGCTCATGCTCGGAGTGGGTTCCCCAGGGCCTCGGTAACAGTGTCCGTGTCGTCCACGTCACGTCCGATCTTCCTGTAATCCTTCGTGTAGACACGGCTGGTTGGCGCCGTGCCGATGTCTGAGATCCCGCCATCGAAACGGAGGTTCTCATATTTGATCTGCTTGCACCCATCACCCAGCTGCGATTCGCCATCAGCAGCTTTCGGAAAGCAGCAAGGAGGAGATTTGGTCCCTGGAAGCGCCATTATCGGTCCGCTCGATTCGGGATGCGATCCGTCTTGCCCGACTTCTCGTAACTCTTGGCCAGCGGATACGGCCGGTCGGTCGGTTCACCGCTACCTTTCTGCGTCACAGTCAAATCCTCAGTCGTCATGTGCTCCTTGATGGACACAGTCGACTTGTTCGACTTGAGTTCCTTCTCGCTACCGTGCTTGGACGGGTTCATCGAGGGGATATGAGTCGAGTTCTCGGTGAAAATGGCTCCCGCCTTCTGCGAGATGACGCCGTTCTCGTACTTGCCGGTGATCTTGCCAGCTCCATGGAACTTGGCGGCGTCATTGATGGTGCTGGTGGGGCCGTTGGCATGCGGAACGACGCCTTTGGCCTTAATTTTTCCGGTGTGCATCTTCATGGGGACAGTTCCTCAGAGGGAAGTTGGTAAGATCCTGCGTTGGACATAATAACTCACCGCTTTTTCCCACGCAAGCCCTTAACGTTCTTAGAAACGTTGTTCATAGGAGCCACTTGGGGTGCCACGGGGATCCCCTGGACGCCTCCAGCACCTGCTGGGGCGGCTCCAGAGGGCGCCGGGGTGTTGTTTCCGCTCGGATTCGGTCCAATGCCACCCGGAGCGGGTCCGATTCGGCCTGCGCCGGGCATTCCGAGCATTGCGCCAGTCATATTGGCCGGCAGACCCCCCCGCAGTTGTACCTGTACCTTCGGAGGAGGTGGCGGCGGTGGCGGCGGAGGGGGTGCCGGGGGCGGCTGAGGTCCAAAAGTGTCCCCATTTGCGCCCGGCGCGACGCCCGGTGGCAGTCCCGGAGGCGGCGAGCCCGGTACATCGCCTGGCTGCCTGATCTTGATCTCGATCCCGGTGTTGTCGGCGATCTTTTGGACGATCCGGCCCATCTCGGCCGGGTCCAGAAGAGGCTGAACTTGTGGGTTCGAGACCATCTGGAGGAACTGCAGCTGCTTGGTGACGTCCTGTTCCTGCTTCGCGGCCTGCCGGACACCGTCCACGACGATAGTTTCGTCGCCGCGGAGCATCCCGGTCTTGTCCGTGAGCATCACGAAGTCGTAGAGCATCTCCAAAAGCGGCGAAAACACATCGTTGTCGATGTTGTCGGCCACATTCTGGAGGGTCTTGTTCGCATTGTTGATCAACATGGATAAGCCCGACGCCGTGCGACCGGCTCCACCCGCAGGACCGGATCCAGTAAGGTACCTCGGGATGGTCGAGACGTCGTCGAGCATGACGCTGAACTTGTCGATGACTGCCATCAGCTCCTGAGCATTGCTCGCTGGCTGGTAGAAGTTGATCGGCACGCGGCTCGGGTTAGCCGGATCGCCGATGAACTTCCATATTTTCCAAGGATAGAGGCTATCGTCCTGGGTAGGCGACATCAACTCTTCGTCGAACCATACCTGTGGGCCTGAACTGATCGCAATGTTGTTGACCAGCGCACGGAGGGTGGCATTGATGACGTCCGTGAGATCGTTGGCAAGAGCCGGAATCCCGTTCCCATATAGCGTTCCCGGCATCTTGTCAAAGCTCGTAACGTAATAGGGAACACGGAGCCGAGGACTGGGGTTAAGCATGACCTTAAAGATGCGCTTGTCAACCATCCATGCGGTGATGAAATAGGGCTTATAGGGGTCGTCAACACCCGGCACCCCATACTCGCTGAGATATCGACCCAGCACGAAGCCATGAAATTCGATGGCGTTGATGTAAGTGTCATCGAGAACGTTGTTGCGACCCTCCATCTGGGCGCGCTCGTAGTCGAAAATCTGAATCCACTCTTTGAATCCTCGTCCCTCGTAAGCCTGAATGATTGCTCGGATGTCATCTTCGCGGTACCCGGGGAGGCCGATTAGATTGTAGAGATCCGTCACCGAGAGGCGCTGCCGCTCGAAGACTTCCGTGTTCTTGATGTTCGTCGCGCCTGGCGAGAACCAGATATCCCAGGGGGAGACGCGATCCCAGAAGAACTGCGCCTCCTCGTGCGCGTGCAGTTTCTTCGTGCGATCCCACTTCAGATGCGTCATCTTGCGCGTGATCGGACCTTTGATCACCGCATACTTGTAGACGGGCAGATCAGATAGGAACTCGGACAGGGCGTGGTAGAACTGCCCGTCTTCCAGAACCTTGTCGATCTTGCGCTCAGCATCCTTGGCCTCGCTCCGTGCTTTCTCGCGCTCGGCGAGCTTCACTGCCTCGTAGAGTTCTTCCAGCCGGTCCTCGATCTGCTCTTGCGGGATCTTTACCTGCTGTGCGTTCGCATGCAGGACTTCCTGCGTGACGATGTTCGCCACATGGCTGTCGATTGAGTCCGGCACAACAGGATCGGCCGACGGCTCAAGACTCCATGGACGATCTGAGTTCATATAGACGTTTCTTAGGAGAGCAGTGGCACCACGGCATTTCATCGCCATGAGCCGCGAGTACACCGCGCTGCCGCCCTGTTGTGAGATCGCCTGCAACTGCCCCGGATCGTACTGACCGTTGTAGGCGCGCATGTCGCGAATAAGCTCGTCATCGACCGCGATCACGCGGCGGTGTCGAACCGCCTTCTCGAACCGCTGCCGGATGTAGTTCGCCAAATCAGTGATGACTTCATTGTCGAGATTCGACAAATCCTTGGATTGCTTCTCAGCTGCGTCCAATTCGTCGTTTCCGACCACGCGGAGCAGCCCCTTGCCCTGATGTTTCATAGGGAGGTAGTCATGCGCCTGCTTCGCGCTCGGGGCTGCAGCGCCATCGTAGACGCCTGGGACGGGGCTTGCTGCGCGGGCTGAGGTTCCAAGGTTCGCACCCTGGCCGCCCGGCCCAGTAAAGCCGATGGCCGCAGGGCCGTTGCCGCCCTGGCCTTTACGCTGCGACTGCCGCGGCGCCTTGCCTTTGGTCGGGATCGGGCTCGGGTCCATTACTTCGTTGCCTGATACTGGCGAGCTACGTGGCCGCGATGTCCAGCGTGATGAAACTTACCTTTCTGCGCGCTGTCCGCAAAACTCGCCATCTTCGCCGGGTGGCCGCCGGCCGCTTTGCCCTTGGCAATATCGGCTTTCGTGATCGGGGCATCCTGAGACTTGCCTAGCCAACGATGGAATCCGCCTTTGTTGATATGTCCGAAGGGTTTGCCAGCCATGGGAATGCCTCGTGGGAATTACGTCTGCGTTATGTTACGACGCTTCTCACGTCAAGTCCAGCCTTTAGCGCTGGGAGGCGGCCGTGGTTTGCTGTCTCGGCGTACACGCATCAATCGTGAGAGAACCGTCCCACTATGGCCAAGCGCCGCGTACTGATGAGCGTCAGCCAGATCCGACCAGGGGTGATTCTTCTCCGGAACAGGTTTGAGGCTTCCGTCCTTAAGTTTTCCGAAACGATAGCGCGACTGAAGTCCCCGAATGAGTTCGACACAATTTGGACTGATAAGCATTGCCGGCCCACCATCACGCTGCTGGAGAAGCCATTTCTCAACCGCCCGGAGACGCGGGTCAATAAGATTGGTCTGCGCGGGCTGGGCAGAGAAACCAAGCCGCCCGAGAGCTTTAAAGACGCTCTCTTCGCCGATCTGCCCACGTGCAATACCGGATGGATCCCCCACGAGGCCGACCGGGAGTCGGGCGTATTTAGCTTGCGACAATAGGGGCCGAAGCATTGTCGTGACAAATTGTTCGACTCCCATGCTAGGCGCGAAGAGTTCATCAAGCACCACCAAACGGCCACGGGGGTCCATCTGCGTAACGATCGCTGCTGGGTTCCGGCCAAAATCCATACCGATGATCACCATTGTCCCCGGGATGGGCATAACAATAGACTTCGCTACGTGAAATTCTGTCTTGAATGAATTCCGGTACACAGCTTCGCCGGACAGAGAAGGCGAGATGCGGTTGTCGATGTACTGCTCGATCCAATCCGGACTGTTGGACTCGATAAGGTCCTCGTAATATCCGGGGACTAGGTTGTCTCGGTTTTCCGCGCCTGGGTCTCGGGCTCCAGGTTGGACCCAATACCCCCACGTCGGAGGAAGCGGCTTTCCCATCAGATCCTTTTCTTCGAGTATTTTGTTCCATGGGGAGTCTTCGGAGAACGAATTCGTTTCCGCTATAACCCCGTACCAGGAGGGTCCGCCGTTCATCATCGACGGGAATCGTCCGCACCGAGACAGGACATCCAGAAGGATCTGCGGGGGGAGTTCCCGCAATTCGGATAGCCACCCCGCGGTGATGTCCAACGACAACAAACGCTGAACGTTTTCCGGGGTGTCGAGGGGCATCATTATCCATTCGGACTCCACGTCGTTGACTTTGATCCAAAAAGTTTTGTGTTGGGCCTCATAGACTGCGATACCACGCAGTAGCTCGGCAATCGTCTTGGCGCTGGTAGTTTGAAGCTGTGGGAGAGTATTACGGACGACCACGAACCGGGAGCGGCGGATGCCATCCCGCGGATCCGGTGCTTGTTCCATTGCTCGCCTAAGAAGCTCAATGACCATGCCTGATGACTTGCCGGAGCCGACCGGGCCACGGATAATCCGCACGCGTTGGTTTGAACGCATGAGCTCAGCAATAGTGGGCGGCGCGTCATAGGTCAGGTCAGTCACTTCTTTTCCGCCGGCGCTTCCGCCTCTTTGCTGCTACCGCCACGCGCCACTTGTATCTGGCTTCCAAAAGAAAGTTGGCAGCGAGCAATAGTTTCAGATCAGAATTAGTGCTTTTATCAAGGCGCAAATCCCAGCTGATCTCTTTGTTACACTCGGTCAGACTTATCTGGCCCAGAAGGATGCCACCGTATCCCCGATAGATACGGTAGCCTATCCTGGATGCACAGTTGACAGGATCAATATAGATCACTCGCTCTGCGATCAACCTTCTGGCGCTCATTTCGTCGTCCCAAATAGCTTACGCAGCTGTATGTCAGTGGTCTTCAGAAATCGGCGATCCCTCATCCCCCGAGTGATCTGCCTCCGTAGAGACGGCGGCAGGCGCATGAGGTGCGGCCGGATCTGCCGACGCAGATTGGCGGCCTGCGCCGGCTGAAGGTAGAGGGGAGTCGAGCACCTCTTCGTTCGCCGCGACCTGCGCATCCAGGCGTTCCGGCGGAAGTTCGCCGACAACGATTTGGAGGCCGGCGATCATAGCAGCGAGTTCTACCTGGGTCGTCTCCAGGAAATCGATCTGCCCGTACGATTTGACAATTGCCATCACACCCTCGGGGTGCTTGAACGTGTCGACCAGCAGCTTGACGGCAGCCATCACGTCTTCCGGCTGGTCAGCCAGTTGCGCGCGCGCCTGGGCGACGCCCTTGGTAACGTTGAG